TTCTCTAAAACCTGTTCGCCAAGCATAATCTTCAAACAAAGGATTTTCTAAAAATTCTTGTGGTGACATACTTCTTTTATAATCTTTAAGTTTTATATCTTTTTCTTCTTTATACCAATCAACAACCAAACTCCAGCAATCAGTTACACCCCATACCCATTCACGACCTAATAATGGTGGTTTATAACCACATGGCTCTAAATACCCCCACTGTTCTGTTTTTGGATTGACAATATGCCACGGTAAATTACTATTTTCACAACTAACTTTATCTGCCTGACTAGGATCAGGAGGTGTTATAGGATGACTATGAACAACGCCAATAATTTCACCTACATTATCTGCTTTTACATAATCTTCTGGGTCAATAATAAAACACTGATGATCTGTCATAGAAAGATTACGGCATGGATAGTATCTTTCTTTGCCCTTAACATTTAACAAAAGTCCACAAGATTCTTTTGGATCTTCACGTTGAGCATGAAGTAGTGCTTTATATTTCCAACTCATTGATTAAACGTGCCAATACTAGGAAACAACGCACGGGTACATTGACGTTTAGGTGCTCGAACTCCAGCCATATCAATAGCTCCTGCTAATTCAAACTCTACTACTTCTCTAGTTTCTGTTGCTTTTCGATCTATTGTATAGATTTGACGCTTAAATTCTGCTGTAGGATCTGGTGTACCTAATGGGTTTGAATTGCCTGGGAAATTTACAGCATCAAGAAATCTTGCCATTGTTCTTATTCTTGTAACAGTAGCACCTGTTAAATCATTTCCTGCGGTTGTTCCGTTAACAGATAGAAGAATTGCAGATATAGTTCCTAACGCATTACTTACAACAAATTTTGGTCTTGGAATTTGACCACGTTGATATGCAAAACCTGATGCCTCGATAGGAAATCTAAGATAAGAATTACCAGCCCAAACTATTTGACCGTTTGCATTGAGATTTGATCCAGCATGAAATCTGTATATTGTTGTTGCACCATGAAGCCCATTATCTAATTGAAGCGTAAAAAGTTCAATAATTGCAGAAGGATTTATTTTTTGAACCTCACTAAATACAGGATCAGTACTCATGGTTCAAATACCTCTCTGAACGTAGCCTGTATTGTTGCCCTGTTTAAATATGGGATTGATTTAGACCACGTTTCACATACAAATTTAGAAGAACTAGCTTCTCCTGGTGGAGTAAAATCAAAACTGTCACTATCATTTGCTCTAGCATCTAAAAATGTTTCTATAGTATCTGCATCTGTTTCTGACACATTAAAAGTAAGGTTAAATATTTTTGGATTTTGATGTTCTGCAAGACCAAATAAAATTCTATGCTCATAGCCATCAGCAAAACGAACTGTTCTAGTATTTGGTGCGGACCTTTTTTGTTGTCCGTAAGTTGGAGTGATCGAAGGAAAAGTAGGCATTAAGCAAGTAAACCTCCAGGTCTTTTCTGTTGTACTAATTCAGATTGTACCGCTACTGATATAAGACGACCAAGTTCTCTTCCTCTTTCTTCATCTCCTTCAACAGAAGAACCAGAAGCATCTACATTTACTACAACATTTGTTCCACCACCAAGAGCATGATTTGGTGTAATCATTCCTGATACACCTGGACTAAATAACTCAGGTCCACGTTCTCCTACTAAATAAGTACCTCCACCTTTTACTGGCCCACCAGCAGCTTTTGTTCCATCGACAACAGTTTTGTCTGCTCCCTTTAAAGAAGGGAACATATTACCTAATAAACCTAAAAATCCTTTTTGTAATTGCGTTGCTGCTAATTGTGCTGCTGTATCTAAGAAATAATCAGCAATTCTATTTAACATACTTCTAAAAGCATCTGTAACTGTCATAGTTCCTTTTATGACATCTTTAAATGAATCAGCAAAAGAGTCTTTTATTTCTCTTGAAACTCTAACTACTTGAGTTTGAGCATCCATCATTACTCCTAATTTCTTAGTAATAGCTTCAATTTCTGGAACAATGTATTCCCTTGCATCTCCATAGGTTGCTGCTAAATCTTTTACCTTTTGTAAGTTTTCCGCTAATGCTGCATCAAATTCTTCGTATTTCCTAATTACTTCATTTATATTATCTTGAATGACTTCGCTTACATTTTTATAACCCAATTCATAACCTGTTAGTCCTTTTAGTATTTCTACTAATCCTTTACCCATATTTATTGACAGTTCATCTCCAAAACTAAGAGTTTCTGCTTGAGCAAGATTAGATTCATGTTGAATTTTTAATAATATTCGTTGCAATTCAATTTGAACAGCTAATGAACCCTCTTGTCTTGCCATGTTAATTAATCTAAACTCTTCTTCAATAGAAATATCTTTAGACATCGACTGAATTGCTTTCATAGCTGTAGCTTGGTTTTGTATTTGAGCTATTGCATCAATTTGACCCATTCTTTTGTTAAGGTCATCTCCAAAAAATTCTGCAAACATTAATGACCCTTCTTTTCCAAATCGTTTATTCATGTCTAACATTGCTACTGCTTCTTCGTTTGTAACCCTTAACTGTTTTGCTAAGTCTTTAACTTCTTTTGTACTAAATTGAGCTTTATCTCCCATTGAAATAAACAAAGAATTTACTTTAGTTAAACTCTTCTCTAATCTTTCTTGCGTATCTATATATTGACCAACTGCTGTACCTAGAATTGATAAAGCAAAACCAAATTGACCTCCTATCATTCCGCCTAAAGCACCACCAGTAGCACCTCCAACTGCTGCTGCACCTGTTTGCCCAAATAATAGAGGAAACGCTCCACCAATAATTGCACTGCTGGCAATGTTGCCAGGATTACCCATTGCATACTTGGTATTCTGTTTTTGATTTTGTTTTTTAGCTTTTGTGTTTTTATTAGTAGCAACTGTATTGGTATTCATGCCTTTTGTTTGAGTATTTAAGGCTTGAGTCGCTTTTTGATGTGCTGGCGTTCCTATTTTTAACTGATTTACATACTGTTCTAACGAATCTGCTGCTGCCATTTGTTGATTAGCAGTTTCACCAAACACTCCTTTTGATTTATTTACAGTATCGACAAGTTTTTCCATGTCTTTTCTGTAATTAGTTATCGTGCTGCGAGCAGCTTTTCCTCCTTTACCTCCGATATTTCGAGGGTTCATTATATCTATACCACGAATATTATCTACACTTTTTGCTAATTCTTGTGCTTTTTTAGTAACCCTATCAAGACCAGATTCACCTACGACCTTAAATTTTATATTTACACCGTAATCAGCCACAGAAAAATTAAAACTTTATTTTAGTTTACCTTTTTTTTGGGATTCTTGCCTGTGATTTATCCCTCGCATTTTGTATAGCTTTTTCTTCTTGCTCTTGTTTTAATTCAAAGAAAGCAACCCAACCAATTAATTCCTCTATCGTTAATTTTGTAGAAAGTTCTTTTACGGTTGTTCCCAACTCTTTTGCTATTGCAAAAATTAAGAACCAATTATTATTGGCTTTTTAAATCTGCTTTCGCTTCCTCCACTTTGTATTCAACACCAGAACCTAGCATTGCTAATTGAATGTCTTGCAATGTTGATGCATTGATTTCTCTTCTAAGTGCAGCTTTATGTCCGTCTTGAAATAATCTCTTGCCATCTTTATCTAATGATTTTGTGATCATTAAATTTAATGCAAAGTTATTACCGCTAGGATCGTCTGGAGACATAGATGATATTACTTCTCTTTCCGCAATGGTTAAAGGATTCCAGTAAATTTCTAAAACTGTTTCTTCTCCATCCTTTAATTCATATTTATATTTTTGACTTACACCAAATTTAGTTTTGAGGAGTTCAATCGCTTCCATAAATTTATTAGATTGCTATTCTATTATACTAGGCGTTTGCTGTAAATTGGCAAGATATTATTCCAATGAAATGACTTCTGTCCTCTATTTCCAATGGAGTTGGACCATTTATATCTAATACTCTAGGTTTACAACTAAATGTATCTACATAAGTCGAAGTATTTACAGAGGTTAATCCATCAATAACTGTTTCACATATCTTAGATAAAACAGAAGTTCCTTTTGATTTTGGAACGTAAACATTACATTGGATAACACCAGCATAATAATCTGAAGCTGCTCCTTGATTTTGCAAAGTTGATTGAGTAAAATTTAAAGTCATTAAAATATATTTTTTAGTTTTTCCTGGAGTCGTAAAATGAACATTGTCATAAACCATTGTAACAGTAGGGTCAACGTCTAAAACCTTGTCTGTGACTGCTTTCTCAAATGCTGCTCTTGTGTTGACTAAACTCATGCCTCAAATCCTGTTTGTGTAGTACCTGAGTATTTCTCTGATACTCCTCCTCCTATAAATAGTTTACCCTTGTCTGACATATTTTCTTTTATGAGTTTAGCTAAATCTCCTTGAACAAATCTTTGAATTTCTCCACTTTCTAAAACGTATTGAGAATATTCTGC